TCTCTGAGAGCTCCCCCGGAACCGGCTGAACGGAATCATTTCGATCAACCCCCGCCGCGAACGTCGTTACGCGAAGGCCCCTCGCATTCGTGGTCGTCCCCGTGTTCTGAAAATAAGTGTAGATCGATCCGCCAACCAAAGATCGAGCCATAGCGTAAACGTTCATCCCGGGGACGGTACTCATTCGTCCCCCGAGCCCACGGTATGAGTCACAGACGCGAGCATCAGACCCGATTCGACTAGTGGCTTGTCAAGACTCCCTACCGTTGCCTGATCAGCCATCTTGCGCCGCTTCGCTTTAATGGTCGTCTCTTTGAGCGGGGGTGCCGTCACGTCTGTGATACTTCGCGCGATCTCCCCAGACACATTGAGCCCCAGAGCCTCGAACATATCTTTAGGATTTTGATTGCCGGCAACGATTTGCTTTGCCTGCTGGGTAGTAAACTCGCGCCAAGCCCCTTCCTTCCGTGCGATCGTGGGACGCATGAACGGGCGCGCGGGGATGCCTGAATCGGGGTCCCCAAACTCGTGAATGCTCGCCACGTAAGCCACAGGCGTTCCGTCTTCGTACTTCGCAGTTTCAAACCATCCCGCGCGGAGGTCGAGCCCATCGAGCTCGCGGATTGCCGTCTCGAGACCCCTCAACACTTTCAGATTCTTTTTGCGGACGATTTGAACCATCAGGTTATATCCACGGCCAAGTTCACCACTTGGCTATCGATGCTTTGGAATCCTGAAACGAGAATGACGTTGTCAGCAGACGACGTAACCGCTTCCGATGGCATCTGGAAACCGTCCGCTCTGAGCACCCCCGTTATATCCTGATTCGTCGCTTGCGCAGTCGGGGGGTTGTTCGCACCGAAATCCGCTTCGTTCCAGAAGAAAATGTTGTAGCGATTGCCTGAGTCGGCCGAGTTCCCCGACCAAACCGAGATCACGGCGTCACCAGAAGCCGCGGGGAAGAAAAACGCCGTGATCCCAATACATGCCTCGGGAACGTTGAAGCTCACATCGTTGTTGCCAGGGACAGCGATAGACCCTAGATCGTGATCGAAGGGCGCTGAGGGTGGCAGAGTGACCAGAGCGCATTGGGTCGCTTCCGCCGCTACCGAAGTGTCTGAAGTCAATCCCTCAGGCGTAAAGACGCCCCCAGCGCGCCGGAATGAGCCGAGCTCATTGAACCCGCCGAAGAACGTTCCACCCACTCCGCCCGCGTACAGGATCGCGTAGGCTTGTTGCCCATACGCCGTCTGATTGTAAAACCATTGGAATTGACTTCTCGGCGGATGGGGCTGAACTGCAACCGTCACTTTGTCGACGGTCGCGGAGGTCTTGAACCCCGGTTGCATCCCCGCGGTAGTCTGCGCCGCGAGCGTCAGCAGATGGGCCGTCAGAAAGTTCAAAACCTGCCGGCGACAGTCCGCGGTGAGAGGCCCCGCGGTGCTCGGGGAAATGTAACAAATCGCCGTGTCCCAGTAGACTTGGACTTCAGACGACGTCGCGGTTAGAAACTGGCCGGGAAATTGTGCCTGAAACGCTGCGAAGTCAAAGGCCAGCGTCGACATTTACTCGTCCTTTGTTCGCCCTCGCCGCCTCCGCGGAGTCGTTGGCGGAGCGTCATCCGAATCCGGGGCTCCTACGTTGGGCTCATCGCCCTCCGGGAAATCGTCGGGAGTGAGCGGCGCCGATCCATCCTTAGACGTCATGTCCCGGGCGACCTTTTCGACCTTGTGCTCCCGATCCTGAACGCTGATATTTCCGTTGGCTACCTGCAACTTGAAGACGCGGTTCCCCTTCAGAAATTCGTAGTCCTCATCGGTCACTTTCGTGACGACGCCCAAAGGCGTGACGAGGGACTTGTCCGGAACGTTGGCGCCGCCCTGAATCCGCACCACCTTGCCCCTCCGCGGTTGGAGGCCGTCTCTCTTCTGCCAGTCTACGTACTCACTGGAGAGCGTCAACGTGGAGTAGATGTACTTTGACATAGGACTTGCGTTCCTTTTCTCACATCGGCGCGTATCACGTCCCCGAAGCGATGTAAACAGCCCACGGACGTTTCAGCATCGCGCCGGCGGTGGCGTTGGTGTAATCCTCGATGTAGCCCTTGGCGCGCTGCTCGACGCCGAGGGTCTGGAACTTGGATGGAACAACCTGAATCCAAGTCCGACGATCGTCGGACGACTCATCAACCGCGCCTTCCGCGTAGAGATACGCGTGCGCTACGCCCGCGCCGCCAGCATCGTTGAGCTGAGGAGCCGAGACAACCCGAGTGTTGGGGTACGTCTCTTTCAGCCAAGTCATCACGGAATTACCGAAGGTCGAGGTTGTACTGAGAAAATCATAGGTGTCCGTCGAAAGCGCCAGCGTAACAGGCTCTTTTCCCGGGTCGATTCGATCGCCCGACTGCGTCCGAAGTGCTGAAAACCACGTGCGAAGATCGCCCGTGATTTCGAGGAACGTCGCCGCGCTCCATGCAGTGGTCACCGCCACTGCTGACGGGAGGTTCGGGTCATTCAGAAAGCCGTAGGTCCGATTCGCGCCGCTATTGTAGCCGCTGAATCCCACGTCGTTCCGCGTGATTTCGAGAGCCTCCGCCGCTGCGCGGCGCTTCGCCTCGGCACTGCCGATCCGCATCGCGGCGGCGCGCTGCTCTTCCAAGCGGCCAACGCTCATCCCCTCCTCGAAACGCACAATGGAGCGCGTCTCGAAGTTGGCGTTCCACGAGGCCTGCGGGATGTTGTGATATCCCCGTACACCCGGGTGTTACCCGTGTGCTCGAGGAATCCCTGCACAACTTCCTCATCTTCCCAGCGCCCCTGGGTTGTGATGCCGATCAAATCGTCGATCTTTCGAGCCTGGGTGATGACGAAAACGAAGCCGGGGAGCCACTCTTGGAGAAACTGCACTGGCGTTGCGAGACTCGGCGTCGAAAGAGCCGCAAGGAGATCAGCATCCAAGCCGGCCGCGCCCCCTCCATTGAGCATCAGCGCCGAGCCATGTCGATAGGCATCGAACATGGCTTGAATACTGCGAGAGTCCAAGCCCACACCAAACCGATGAAGGTTGTGTAGAACTTCCTCCGTTTGGCCACGAGTCATTTGGAAAGGCCGCACATCACGCGGACCTAGATGTGAGATTTCATTCGCTGCGATTTGCATTTCTCAAGACCCTTCGTAGTGGGTGAAATTCTCGCCCGTCTCTTACGTGATGATGAGCTCAATAACTGACAGCCCCGCGCCCGTAGTGTCGCGGCGGACTCTCGCGTTTGCAATCGCCGTTTGCCCCGCGCCTGGCGCGCCCGCGCCAAGAGCTCCCGAGGCGTCAACGAAGAATACCGGATCTTCGTAAGCGCCCGCGCCGATGAGATTGACGTAGACGAGGCCCATCGTAATGAGTTCCCCGTTCTGGTTGTCGGGGACGTTGTAGAACGGACCGAGCGCCGTCGAGCCGTCGCCTTGGAGTACCTGCCCCTTCGGTCGCCCGAGGATGCCTACGAAAGCTTCCGCCGCACTCACCGACTCGCCCACCTGCGCGATGCCGTCGCCGTTCTGCGTGAACGCGAAGCCCACCGTCTGAGCCGCACCATCAGAATCAAGAATCCAACTCCGAGCACGAGTCGGACCGTCTTCGGAGATCTCGCCCGGAAGCCCGTTCGCCTGGAATTGCCGCACGGATGATTGGAACGCCATTACTCACCACCTCCCGAGAAGTACGAGTCGACAGCCTTGGAGCCGGCCGCGCCCGCGGAGTCCATCGCCATTCCGGAAGCGGCACCCGGAGTAAACGCCGCCGCTACCGGACGGTTCGTGAAGTACGACTCAAGAGCCGTCACCTCATGACCCTTCGGCGGGCTCAGCGAAAGCTTGTCGCAGGCATACGCTGCGAGGTCGTCGACATCCATTTCGGCGTGATCGAATGCGCCGATATGCGCGGAGACTTTCGCATAGAGCGCGTCGCGCTTGCGGAGCGCTCGCATGAATTGTTTGGCACCGGCCTTCTTGAACGCCTTGAATTCCTTCTTGAGGGAGAGGACTTCATCGCGAGCGTCGGTCGACTCGGAAGAACCCCCGGAGTCTTCGGCCTTGGCCTCTTCCTCTTCCTCGTCTTCCGTGGATTTCTCTTCGTCCTTTTCCTCATCTTGCCCGAGCTCTTCGCTCTCTCCGGTGGTGTCCTCGGCTTTGGCCTCGGTCTCTTCGGAGGTGTCCTCTGCGGTCTCGTCTTTTTCTTCGTCGGGCATGGGTTTGAAATCCTTGCTGTCAACCGTGAATGTTAGTTTTTGGTCCAACACTGCGACGTCGGCGCCCATGCGCCCGGCGTCAACACTGGCCAAATGGTTACCCCGAATGTTCTTTTGCGCAAGCTCGTATTTCTGATCACCGAACACCCCCGCTTCGCGGACGTATTCACAGCGGTAACCGCAGCTGAGCTCAGTCTTTCCCTCGTCGACCTTGTCGCCCATCTCACCGGAGAAAAGCTTAATGTTCCCGCGCAAATACGGGTCTTCAAAGTAAACCTCTTCGCCCACGACACCCCTCACACCTTTGTCATCTGGAGGCGTCATCCCCGGGATATCGTTGTCCAACATTACGTGATCGTCGATCCACGGAACGAGTTTGAACGACTCGATTGTCTCCCGATCCGACAATTCCGCGGCGGATCTGTAGACCTGATAGACCTGATTCGGATCGAGCCCAAGCGCCCCGTCTGGGTCTGCCATCGAGCCCATATACGGAAAGACCCCCACCTTCGAGATCGGGTTTCCTTTGACTTCCATCCACCCGTTGATGTCGACTTCTCTTGCTGTCATGTCGGCTCCCCGTCTTCGAGAACTAGTACCGGAATCATACGGCATTTGCAAAAAATGGCCTGTGAAGGAAAACCCTTCTCGCCCGTTTTTTTGTCGATCACCGGAGGGTCATCCACGTTGAAAATCCCGCCATTGAGCCCCGCCGGCCATCTGTCCATATGATACTCCCTCGGTCTCTGGCCCCCGCCCGAATGCGCCCACTCAAATTGAGTCAAGCCTACGTTGGCCATCCGCTCAAGATTCAAGGATGTGTAAGCTTTTCGCGTCTGATCAAGCGCCACGTTCTTCGCGTGTCGCTGAGTCATGCCCGCCTGATCTCGTAAGAACGGGATGAGATCCTCGAGCCCATTCCCGAGCATGATCGACCTATACACCGCATCGGAAATCCCGCTCAGATATTTCTCGGTAACGCTCCGGATGAGACCCACGTTCACGTTGACCGCGGCGCGCAGTTGATTCGGAATTTCCCCGCCGAGAGCGCTCGTCTTCAGTGTCACGCCACCCGAGAGTTCTTTGAGCGAGCCAACCATACTGGCGCGACTACTTCGGTTGACCCCGTCTACCATCTTCTCGCTAATCTTCTTCGCGCGCTTCTTCGTCATTGTATCGACGCGCTTGAAAAGGTCATTCAACGTCTTCTCTGCCGCGGCGGAAACGTCGTCATCCAAGCCCAGAGTGATAGGCTCAGTTTCTTCAGCGAAGAACTCTTTCGACGCCTGAGACGCGAAGATCTGTCGGACCGCTTTTTCTGTTTCTCCGATCACCGCTTTGACGATCTTGCGAAAATCTGAGACGAATTTCCGCTCAACGCCTACCGGAAAATTGAGCGCACTCCCGCGCATCGTCGCAGTTGGGCGAGTTTGCTTCACCCACTTTTTCTTGCCCTTCGAGAGCGGGAATTTCTTGCTCATGCGGGCCGGCGGAGCTCGCTCCCCGCCCGGATCGGTCCGACAAAGGGCGCGCTCGCAAACATCTGTCGCAACTTCTCGAGGTCGCCCGGTTCGGGGTCATATTTCACCGACAGGTGTGGGACGTACTCGTCGAAATCCGACTTCGCCCCCATCGCTTCAAGCGCTGCCGCTCGAGCTCGAAGCGCCGGCGAATCGACAAACAAAACGAGCCCTCTCGGGTTCTCCCCCAACTCACCCACACCCAAAATCTCGAGCTCGTATGCTGACGTGTCGGGGACGTAGTTGGGAATTCCCGTCGCGTCATCAGCCAGAGAAACATGCATGTCCGTCGGGCGCTCGCCTCCCGTGACCCCCGCCCGGGTAACCCACGTCGCCAGCGTGAGCGCTTGCGCGAGATCCACAACGAGCGAGACATAGCCGAGCTGATTCCCGCGAAAACGCGCGTCAGTCGAGCCGTGACTCAAGGGCTTCGTAGCTCGAACTCGAGCCGCTTCGATCTTTTCGAGGGCATCGGTCGAAGGGGCCTCGCTTGAGACCGCCTGTTTCACCAACTCCGCGAGAGTCGAGAGCTGAGCGTCGCTGAAAGCCTCCCCCTGCGACGGCTCTTCGCCCCCACCCTCTGCGTCGGGCGCCGGCGGGCCCGCCTGGGGCGGCGCGCCTGGGGCGCCGAAAGGGTCTTCTCCGTCGTCTTCGTCGACAACCTCGAAGGCTTCGAGCCCGCTATAACCGGACTTCTCATCTGTGATGAGCCGGTTGCGGACATCGTTCCCGTCGATCGCCCCCGTCATCATGAGAATCTGATCCGCTTCGGCTTTTTTGTGATTGATCTCTGCGAGCTCGAGCGACGTAGGGGCGGAAACCGGATTCCATACCGCGAGAACTTTGAGTTCTTTCTCGCCGAGCTCCGAGCGGATCAAGAGCCTGTGATGATGATCGAGAAGCTGGCTCAAATCCAGCTGGATATTTTCCAAGACCTCGTGATAGCTCTTCTCCTCAAATTCCCCCGTCGCATTGAAGCCCTTGGGGCTCGTCCCGAGGAGTTTCGTCGAAGGGACTTCCGACACTGCCGCGACGAGCTGATACTGCGACATAATCACATCGTCGAGATCGGCGAGAGACGTTTCCATTTGTTCGAGACGGTCTTCCTGATCTGCCACATATGCGCCGTAATTGTTCCGGTACCCTATCAACTGCTGAAGACGAGCCTCGAAGCCAGCCGGGTTCGCCGTTACCGCAGAAATATCGGTATAGATGACATTGAGCCGCTTCGTCTCTGCCAACATTGGGGCTTCGTTCGCGGTCCGCTCCGCCGCATAGACCCGCTCGAGGATCAATTGCGTCAGCGAAATTCCACCGTACTGGTACGAAGGCTTGAGGATGTCCGGCGGATCGACATAGCGAACGATCTCAATATGCGACTTGTGATAGAGCTGATCGCCGATGAACCACCATGTCGGCTCATAGAAACCCATGGATGCGGGATTGGCTGCCGCTTGATCGTCCAGAATCGGAGCAATCCAAGACGGATCAACTTGCGTGATCCCCTTGTAGCTCCCCGGCTTTACGCCGTCGATATTGAAAGGCTTCCGGTAGTATTCCGGGTCCTCCGATTCGACCATAAAGATCCCAATTCGGAAACCGAAGCGACGTTTGTTCGTTTCGTACTCGACAAGCTGACGAGGAATCTTAAACTTTTCCTTGTCGAGCCGCGCGATCTTGGCGAGCGTTTCGGGCTCGATCTCTTTTCCATCGTTGCCCGTGATCTCATACCCGTTGCGAACCGCGTCACGCGCCGGGATGCGAAGCGCCTTGTTCACGAGCCACTGCTGCGAAATGATCGCGCAAGCCTGGTAGCCGATGAATCCCTGCTGAGAAAACCACCCGAAGAGCTCGTCAGGAATGGCGCCTTGATTCATCGTGAACGCAGATTTCAGATCGACAGCGTCAAAGCCGTAAGCCTGCAACGCTTCATCGAAGGAAAAATTCTCATCCGAAACGCGAATGTTTCCCTTGAATTGCTGGAAACTCGCAGGACTGACAAGGCTGACGGGCGGCAACTTCTCGGGGAGAAAACGCCGACGGTCCAAATCCGTCGAGAAAGCAGAACGGCGCTGAGGCTTCGCTTCCGGCTCAGAAGGGCTCGTGAAAAACGAAAGTAGAGACCTAAAATCGAATGCCATTAGAGGTTATCCCAGAAGCTTGATCGCTTCTTTGTCAGTGGCTCGATCGCGTAGCGTAGCGCGTCGATGCAATGATTGTGCTTGTCGATGATGTCAGGCAAAACGTCGTCAGTCTTCCGATCTCGCTTGTATTTGTACAACCGGCACTCTTGCTCGGTCTCGGGGCATTCCGAGTGAACAACGATTCGCGCATAAGAGCGAAGCTTGGAAATCCCGTCCTCGACGCTGCCGGGCCACTTCTCCGCTGACCTGATCCGCGCAAAGCCGTGTCGCTTGACGTAGCTCACCATTTCCGGGCGCGCGTTATCGGCTCGTATCACGTACTTGTGACACCCACTCATTCGATGAAAAAAATCCGGCGTGTCTTCCACTTCTACGCCGAGGCCCCAGATTTCCCGCGAGACGTACAATCGATTCTCTCGAGGGTCGACATAGCACTCGATGACGACGTTCGGGTCTGTCGAGAACCCCCAATCGGCGCCGTAGTAGGGGCCGTCCCAAGCGGGGTTGATCGTGAAATCCTCGACCTGCCATCGGCCGCTCAAAATCTGGTCGTCGCTCTTCGTGTTGTAATCGCCAAGCCAAACATGACCGTAGCTGTCGGGATCGGTCTTGTGCCAAATGCGCGCCTCTTCTTTGATGACCTCCGGGCAAAAGGGATTGTCTGCAAAGTTGATGTGAGCGACGACAGCGTTTTCGGGAGTGTCGCGGACTAGAAACTTTTCGATCGGGTCTGTCGGTTGATCCGGGTTCCAAGAGAACCAGATCTCCGAGTCTTCTTCTCGAATCGTCGGAAGCAAAAGCTCGCGCGAACGCGCGGACATCCTAGACGCTTCCTCAAACCACGCTCGGCCGAAACCTTCGAGACTCTTGATCGTGTCAGCCGTATGATCTTGCATCCCCGTAAAAATCATATTGCCTGTCGTGCCGCCCGTTTTTCCGAGACGCCGAATCTCGTTGTCGAGAATCTTGAACTTGTCTGAGACCCCGAAGGCTCTGATTTTCTCTTCGATGACTTTCTTAGCCGAGAATTTGAGCGAGCGCTGAACCTCGCGCACGCAAACGAAATCCAAGTAGGGATCGAGAAGCATCGCCTCAACTGCGAGCTCGGCGAAGAAGTGACTCTTGCCTGATCCACGCCCACCCTTCAAGCCCTTGTATCGCTTGGGCTCGAGGAACGGAAGCCCCCATCGAGGCGTCTCGATTTTGAGCGCGGCGCCCACTATCCCGCCGGCTCGGGGGCGCGGGGGCGCGAAGTCTCGTCGCTCTCTTTTTCGCTCTCCTGCATGAACCGCGCTTCCCATGTCTTGAGCGCCGCATCGGCTTCGCGAGTGGCGAAAGCGCGAAAACGATCGCTAGCGAGCGTTTCCACAGGCGACACTATGACGCGAGCCAAAACGGCCGCATAGACGCGCCCCCAGAAAGCCACGCCCTCGAGCTCGAGAACTCGGAGGTCCACCAAAACTTTTCCAATCCCTTTCGCCACTCATCCCCCCTTTCGCCGACGCTCTCGCTTGTCTGAAACGTCGATCACTTTCCGGACGATCGTATCGACCGAGTCGTCCCCCGAAGTGACGTCAGTCCGCTCTTTCAACCCAAGATCTCGGATAATCACATTCGAGTTAAGCATATCCGCCGCGGCGCCCTCGAACTTCTGAGCGAAGATAGTGTCTCGCGCAGCCTGGATGATCTCGGCATATTCGTCGCTCCGAGCTTCGTAATTAATGAGCGATTTTCGGGAAATGCCAATGTGGAGACAAAGGGATGCGACCCCCATTGCGCGCATCTTCGGGACCTCGAGCCCAACCGGGGTTCCCATATTCTGCCAAGATTTCAGCTCGTGGAGGGGGTTCGCCTCCATCCACTCGAAGTAACCGTCGATCGCTTCGGCGAGCTCTTCGGGTGAATTGAACTTCCTCGGAGAGCCCCCCTTGTTCTCTTTTCGACGCGCCCAATAACGATTTCCGATCAAATCGGGTCGCTTGCCGGCGGTGAACTTGTGCGCGGTCATACTGGGGCGGGGTACGGAAATCCTCTCGGGAATCCCGTCTTCTGAGTTCTCCTCGACCTCATCAGACTTTCGCCCCGTTTTCGTCCTCACTACCTTCTTCTTCTGAGCTGAGCCCTTCTTGGGCCCCGGCTTCTGGGACACCTTTTCCTTCTTGGCAATGACTCCCAGCGGGCTGGGCGTCGCGCGCTGGCGGCGCTGAGGATCGTCGCCGCGCAGCTGACGCACACCCTCGCTTGCCCGAATAGGTACAGCCTCCCCGCTCGTCACGAAGTGAGTGGCCCGAATAGACACGGCCTCCCCGCTCGTCATAGCAGGAACAACCCGATCCGGTGTGATGGGCTTTCTTCGCCTTCTTTTCGTGTCGCCTGAATCCACGTGATCATCCCCGATTTGCCAATGTCGCAGGGCAGACCGATAGGAACGAACCGGCCTTGCGGGGCGCTGCAACCCCTACCCTGGACATTGGACTTCGCTCCGTCTGTAGCCGAAACCCCCAGATCTTAGCTCAAAGGCGGGCCCGAGTCCGGCAAGGGTGAGAGCATCGTCCGAGTCTCGTCATCGGCCACAATGATGATCTCTTCGGGGATCGCTAGCGAGCGGACCCGCTCGCGAGTCTGGACCAGAGCCATCCGCCCGGGGTCGCCCTGGAAAAGAATCTGACATGTTTGTGCGTCGAGTTTCTTCGCGCAAATCTCAGCGCGCAAAAGTTTTTCGTAGTGCTCGATCACGTCCGTCCAGAACTCTAATCGAGCTTTCGTGATCTCGCTGAAATTCACCAGGATGTCCATAGCTCCCCCTCATCGCCAAAATCTTTTGGCCAAAACCTCACTGGCCCCGCCATCCTTTTACCTCGGACCCCGCTGAAAATGCAAGCTCAATCGCCCCAAAGTCTAAAAACCTACTTACAGCGGGAGTTGCCGACACACTGATGAACGTGAAAACTCAATGTCACGCAAAAACGCAAAAACTCAGCGGCGTGAGTAAAACGCAAAAATGGGAGCCTAGGATAAATCCTTCTGCGCAGTTTCGGCGCTCTCTTTTTCTTCCTATGAAGATTGCTCTTTTTGCGTGACATTTGACATTGAAAGTATATAAGTATAGGGAATAGAAAGGAAATTAGTGTCACGTAACACAATTCTTTGGCGTGACAATTGCGTGACATACCACGCCTACGCGTGACATTTCGAGGTTTTGACGTCGCTCTAGTGTTGTATACTTTGCACGCCCGTTTTATTTAATACACACGGAAGTTATAAAACCTCGAAATGTCACGCGTAGGCGTGGTATGTCACGCTTTGTCACGTCTGTTTAATGTGTCGCGTGACAGGGTTTTCGGGACTTCCGAAAACCGAAAAAGAAGACTCAAGACCCTCGGCGCTCTGCCGATACGAGACCCCAAGACACACACACTCGCAAAGGGGCGCCAGACATGACCCGAAAGCAACTGCTCGACCGGATCGCTGAAGTTCTCTCTTTCACCGAGCTGACGCTGATCCGCGGCGTATGTGCCGGCGATATCTCGCCTGGGGACGCTGCGAAAAACATTTTGACGCTGACGCCCGCGGAAGACTGGGCCCGGGTCGCTGCGGTCCCCTTTGACCACGCCGTCGAAGACGCGCTCGCCTTTCGCTACGCCCAGCTGCGAAAGGGCCGTGGATGCCCGTCAGCCCTCGCGGCTGACGTTCTCCGCGACCCCGCGGCGCACTGACCCCGAGGCGCGCTCGACCGCCCTACATCGACCCACAGAAAGCGAGGTACTGTAGACCCCCAGGGGTCCACAGTACCTCGCTTTCTGTGGGGTGCCGCCGCTGTTCGCCCTACTTTCGAGCTTCGTCGATCGCTTCGCGCCAAGTGGCGTATTTGCTCGTTTCTAGGCGCGAGAACTCCTGCGGAAACGCCTCCATCCAATCCATCCGCTCGGTATCCTCAGCCCTGTCGGCGATCACCCGGCACAGCGCATCGAGCGCCTTCTTCATGTTCTCGAGCTTTTCCGGTTCAGTCATCTTGGGCCACCAAATACAACGCGGCGTGACAGAACGCTCGCGCGAGCGTATCGCCTTCTGCGATAGCCATCCCGTCATACCGTACTATGTTGTCGTGACTGACGCCCCATCGCGCGCCCGCCGGCAGCGCCCGCCGAAATGCCTCGAACGCTTGGCTCTCATTGGTGGAAGGGGTGTAGTCGGGCGCTGCTGCTCGCTCCATGACCTCTTGCGCTATGCGCGTGTCAAGCGATGGTTTGAGCCATTCTATCAGCTCTTTTACTTCTATGGGGTGCAGAGTCGCAGTGTCATTGCGACCTGTATTGAATACCAGTCTGTTGCATCTTTTTTCGACAACTAGTTTCCCTCGCGCGAACGTGTGGGGCATTTCATTTCCGATCTGGGGGCCCCGCGGTGGCGCCCCCCGGTTTGGGCTAGTTGACAAGATCCGCAGCTATCGAAAGCGCGTCTTCTTCGGTCAACGCGCGGAGTTTCGCCAGTACGTTTCGAAGTGACCTCAGCTCTGTGCGGAGCTCGTCTTTTGCCGCACATGCGGGGCCGCTATGGTCGCGGTGCCCGACGAGAACGCGCACGCGGTCGGATATCGAAGCCTCGAGAGCTTTCCGTTCGTCGAGAGAAAGTTCCATTTCGTTCCCCTTGTCGGCGCCGTGATAGTTTCGTGACATGATGTGTTCCGATCTGGGGGCCCGCAGCGGGCCCCCGGTGGATGTGTCAGCTTTACTCGAAACCGGGGTCGGGATAGTGCGAATTGGCAGCGTGTTCGGGCTCCCCGCAGATATCGCAAGTCAATCTTTCGAAGGGTGTCGAGGGGTGCGCACGCGCGCGTTCGCGTGCCGCTTCTTCCTCTTCTTCTTCCTTGCGGGCTGCTGCGATCTCTTCAGGTGTTGCGCACTGAAAGCACATACCGCGGGGGTCGTAGATTCCAAAGCAGAAGGGGCAGTCATCGTCGGCGCCGTGATAGTTTCGTGACATGATGTGTTCCGATCTGGGGGCCCGCAGCGGGCCCCCGGTTGGGTGGGCTCACCACGTAATCCCAAAGCCGCTGAGAATGTCGAATTCGGGGGAGTCGGGATCGTCGATCGCTGCGAGACAGCCAATCGTGAGAATTCGCATGTGATACTGACCTTGCTCGATGGTCTTCTGAACGAGCTCGCCGTTCTCGTTGATTTTCGTCTCGATGATCCGCATGATTTTGGTCTCCCGATGGGTTTGAGTTGATGTCGTTATTATACCCGGGTAGAATAAGACCGCAACCCAAAATCGAAAGAAATCTAAAAACTTTCTACCCGCCCACGTCGACCCATCTTCCACGCTCGTTGAGGATAAAATCGCAGCCATCGCAAACGGTCCCCGCGTCTTTCTTTGGCTCGAGCTCTCGTTCCCCACGTTCGGGGCATAGAGCGTCGGGGGTAGTGCATACGTCGCAATACGCGAGGTTATTCGCATCGATGAGGCCAACGAACATTACGAAATCCAATCTGGGGGCCCGTGAAGGGCCCCCGAAGACGGGCTAGAGCCAGCCCGTGTATTGCGGCGCATTGTGCCGCTTGTGCCACTCGAGGGCGATCTCGAGGGCGATCTCTTCGCCCTGAGTGATCGGCGGGCGCACGCCGTAGAAGTGCGTGTGATGGCAGAGCGCGCCGCAGAACTCGAGGCCGCTCTCGTTGTCTCGAACGTGGATCTCCGAGAGGGAACCTTCGCAAGTGGGGCAGTTGGTGTCGGTGTTTGATGTCATGCCCTTATTATACCCGGGTAGAATAACCTCGCAACCCCAAAGCCAAACTATTTCAAATTCTTTTCGGGGGCCCGCGGCGGCGCCCCCGGTTGCGTTGCGTTTAGATGATCTGCCAACCCATAACGCGGTTGGGGAACTCGCATTCGATGATGATCTCTTTCCGGTCGAGATCTGAGATGTAGCCTGCGATCTGGTGAGGCGTGAGACCTGTCAAGGCGGGCAACTCGCTCGCACAGATCGACATCCGATCGGCGAAGTCTTCCCCGTGTTCGTTGATTGCGTCGATGACTAGTCTTTCGTTCTCGTTCAGATCGTTCACGGCGTTTTCTTTTGTTGCTCGCGCAATTGTCAAGACCTCATGACCCAAGCCGCAGCACCGGGCGGCGTCAGACTCGCTCCAAAACACTTGAGCGCAGGATATATCGCCGGGGGGTGTGTGGGTCCACTCCTCTTCATTACGGCTCTCACAAACCAAGAAAGCTCCGTCATGACGCGCTATCACGAAGTGGGATTCACTCTCTGATGCGCTGTACTCGATGCCGTTGATGTTCATCGTGTTCCCCTTGTCGGTGTTTGATGTCACGGTCTTATTATACCCGGGTAGAATAAGACCGCAACCCCAAAGCCAAACTATTTCAAATTCTTTTCGGGGGCCCGTGAAGGCCCCCGATGGGACTAGCGAGCGAAACCGGAAGCGATCGGCGTCTGGATATTCGAGGTCCTCCCGTAGACGTTCACGTTCCCGAAGCCGGCGCGGCGGTCGAGCTCGGTCAAGATGACATCGACGGAAATCGAAGCGTGCTGCGAGCCCGTCTCTTCGGCCTCGAGCTCAGCGGCGAGTACAGTCTTGAGGTGCGAAGTCGAAGAGTTGAGCGTCCAGTCCATCGTGTTCCCCTTGTCGGTGTTTGAGTCCATGCCCTTATTATAGCCGGGTAGAATAAGACGTCAACCACAAAACGAAAAGAATTTGGGGGCCCGTGAAGGGCCCCCGAAGGTGGGCTAAAAGCCCATTCGCTTGAGATCCGCGTTCATCGTCCGACCGATGACACTGCACGCCGCCGAGACGTAGGTCTTCCCATTAACGTCTCGCTTGATCTCGGGTGCGGTGAAGACGACGCCGGCTCGGATTGCAGACGCCAGCCGGATCGCGAGGGAGCGC